TTGCATCATTACTTGATCGTAGTGTTGTTGTTGACTCATTTGCTCTCTCCCATTTATCGTTATCTAATTTAAGTTCGTCATTCAATCGTTTAAGAATATCTGCTACCTCTTCTAAACCATTCGCCATATTATATACCCCCAAAACACAAAAAGGAATAGCCATAAGTATTTATTCATATTGCACCTGCAAACTTACCCATAGCCCAAAGGCAAAAGGCTACATAAAGCCAGAAACCTACTGCTAATACTATCATTGTTGAAATTTTCATGTATCTCTCCTAAAGTTGACAAATGCACTTTAAACCCATAAAAAACACCTGTCAAGTATTTTCTAACAAATAATTAGTTTACAACTAGAATTAGTTATGTTAATGTCTTTTGGCATTATTAACTTTATGGAGAGTAACATGACACAAACTGAATTATTAGAAAAATTATTAGTAGCACAAACATCATTATGTAAAATACAAAACATTATAGATGCATCAGATACCCATTTAACAAGTGGTGGTTTAGAATTAGATGAAGAAGAATTAACCATAATTTATGAACATATCTGTCAAGGTTTAGGAGACATGAATGTACAAGATTAAAAACTGGGAAAAGTTTAATCTATACAATCCTAAGAACCCACGTTATCAAAAAAAGATGACGTGGTTTAAATTTTATGGTACGGATTATATAAATAACATAGATATACATAAGCTATCTTTTGAACAAAAAGCTGTTTTAGTAGAGTTATGGTGTCTTGGTTCTGAAAGTGATGGTGTGTTACCAGACCTGTTTGAAATAGCTTTTAGACTTCATTATCCTATTGATTTTGTTGATAAAATAACAAAAGAACTGTTTGCTAGAGGATTACTAGTAGAAAACTATGAGCCTGTTAGGATAGAGAAGAGAAGAGAAGAGAAGATAAGAGAAGATATATATGTCGTTAAAACGACCAATAGGTTTGATGAATTTTGGGAAAGTTATCCTAATGTTCGTAAGGTCAATAAGAAAACATGTATGGAAAGATGGGCTAATAAAAACATTGACGCTATAGCAGATGAAGTGATAGGGTATGTAAACAAAATGAAAAATACTCAATCATGGAAAGATGGTTTCTCACCAGCTCCACTTACTTTGCTTAACCAGGAAAGATGGAATGATGGTGATGTGCAACAAGAACGTAAAGTTTGGGAAGGTGGCATTTAGTGAATATAGGTGAAGTAATAGATAAACTAACAGTTAGCCAATCAACAGTTCAAGAATTTTATAATGAGGGGTATGGACATGCAGAGTTTAAAGTTAAGAGTACGGATATATTTGCTGATGACTTGGTCAAGTATTTTGGTGAGGAAATTCATAGTGGCAAATCGCTTGGCTGGGTTAAGACGGAAGATAAGTTCAGGGTTAGGGCTTCGGAACTAACAATTCTTACTGGTGTATCAGGGCATGGTAAGTCTATGTGGTTATCACAAGTCATATTGTCTATGATGAAACAAAATACTAAATGCTTAATAGCGTCTTTAGAAATGAGACCTGTTTTGACATTAGCTAGAATGGTTACACAGGCATTAGGCTCACCAGAGCCAACAGATGAATATATACATAAGTTTTGTGAGCGTGCTAAAGAAAAGTTATATATTTACGACCAAACAGGTGTAACTACTTCACAAGATATGGTTGCTACGTTATACTATGGAAAACATATTCTAGGTGTAGAAGTATTTGTGATAGATAGTTTAATGAAGCTGAATGATATTTCTGAAGAGTCACTAGATGCACAAAAAAGGTTTGTTAATACTTTAGCAGTAGTATGTCGTGATTTACAGATACACATATTTTTGGTTGCACATACACGTAAGATGAAAGATGAAACTGATATACCTGATGCAACAGATTTGATGGGTTCAAGTCACCTGCGCAATTTATGTGACTCACTAATCCTATGCTGGCGCAACCGCAGCAAAGAAAAATTAATAGAAGCAGGAAACACATCTGAAGCTGAATTAAAGATTATTCCAGATGCAAAGGTCTTTGTTCAGAAGCAGCGTAATGCACAATGGGAAGGTTCATTTAATTTTTGGTTTGACCAAAAAGGTTTACGATATAACGAGAGTCCACCAAGATGACAATAAATGAATTTATAAAGCAATGCAAAAAAGTATTTGGAGATGACATTCAATACAAAGCAACTTCTAAAGACGGACAAGTATTTAAAACGAAAGGATGGAGAGATGCTCAAATGGTCGCTTACGAAAGAAAACCTACCAATGCTGTACGAGAAGTTAAAAGCACTTGACTTTACTCATAGATGGAGAGTAACAGTAACAGATGCAAAACTTAATCGTAGCCTAGAACAAAACGAAAGACTATGGGAATTATATACAAATTTAGGAAACCATTTAGGACTAGATAAACAACAGGTGCATGAACTTATGTCATATCGTCTATTGCGTTATCAAACAGTTATTGCTGGGTTTCCTGTAGAACTTATAAAGTCAACAACCAAACTAACCACAAGTGAGATGACAGAATACCAACAACAGATAGAGGTATGGGGTCAAACTATGGGTTGGGGTTGGGATTACTAATGAATTACCTATCAGTTTGTAGCGGTATAGAAGCAGCAACAGTAGCTTGGCATGACATGGGATGGAAGCCTATTGGTTTTTCAGAAATAGAAAAATTCCCTAGTCAATTATTACAACATCATTATCCACATGTTACTAATTATGGTGACATGACAAAATTTAAGGAGTGGAATATAAATGAACCAGTCAACCTTTTGGTCGGAGGAACTCCCTGTCAATCATTCAGTGTCGCAGGCTTACGAAAAGGTCTTGAAGACCCCAGAGGAAACCTCATGCTCACCTATCTTGGAATTGCAGACAAGTTTAAGCCAAAATGGCTTTTATGGGAAAATGTCCCAGGTGTTCTCTCTAGTAACGGAGGAGAGGACTTTGCCTGTCTCCTTAAAGGGATGGCTGAACTCGGGTATGGGTTCGCCTACAGAGTTCTTGATGCTCAACATTTCAGAGTGCCACAAAGACGCAGACGTGTGTTCGTTGTCGGATGTCTTGGAGACTGGAGAAGTGCTGCCAAAGTATTATTTGAGTCCGAGAGCTTGCAAAGGGATATTACACCGAGCAGAAAAAAGAGGAAAGAAACTACCTCATTTACTACAAGTAGCTTTGGAAACTACAGCGAAGGAGTTGGAACAATTAGAGCAAACGGAGGGGACATAGGCGGTGGAAGTGAAACATTATACATTCCAGATGTTGCTAACTGTTTACAAACAACTTGTAATGATTACTCAAGAGCAGATGGATTTAATATGATAACTGAAAGTGTTGGTGCTATAGATTTAAAACCTATATCTAAAACACTTACTGCTTCTTATGGGACAGGTGGGGCTGATTTAGATATTAAGCCATTAGTATTAGAACCACAAACATATAACATTACTTTTTGTGATGCAAATGGTACAAGAAAAGATAGACCTAATGGTGGGCTATATGTAAATGAAACAAATACATCAAATACTTTAACAAGAGCTAATGTAGGAACTTATGCAGTTGATGCACACAATGGAACTATTCAAGGAAATATTGCTTCAACCATAACAACAATGGGTGGAGGTGCTAGAGGTGGTCCATCAGTTATAAAAGAGATGCGTGTTCGTAGACTTACTCCAATGGAATGTGAAAGGCTACAAGGATTTCCTGATAATTATACTAATACACCTACCTCTAGTGATACTACACGTTATAAAGCATTAGGTAACTCTATGGCAGTTCCTGTAATGAAATGGATAGGACAAAGAATAAATGAATTATCGTAACCCTAAACTACTTAAATTAGCTAAAGATGCACCATGTGTATTATGTGGTAGTAATGACGGAACTGTGGTAGCCTGTCATAGTAATCAATTGCGTGACGGAAAAGGCACTGGAATTAAGGCAAAAGATTATCGCATCTGCTATTGCTGCCATAAGCACCATGTTATGATGGATAGTAGTAATGAGTTAAGTAGGGAAGAAAGAATAAACTTATGGGAAGATGCACATAGACGTACTATAGGTTGGTTATTTGAAAACGGACATTTGGAGGTAAAATAAATGGGTAAAGGTTCTGGAAGAAGACCATTGTTAATTTCTGAGCAAGAAGCACAAGACAACTGGGACAAGATATTCAAAAAAGAAAAGAATAGTCCTGACGTTTCACCACACGCTTATGAATACGAACTTAATAAGTCTACTGGTAATGTAGAGAAAAGATTTAAAGACGGAACATCTAAACCTAACGAAAGTCAATTTGATGGCAACTAGCCCAACGCAGTTAAGTCTTAAAAAATTACGAGAAGAAGGATACACAGTAGCAGTAGTAGAACATTGGAACGCATTTGCAAGAATAAGACAAGACTTGTTTGGCTTTATAGATTTACTAGCTTTAAAAGGTAAAGAAGTTCTTGCTGTCCAGACCACAACTGCAAGTAATATGTCAGCTAGAGTAAAGAAGATAGCAGACCATGAAAACGTAGGTGTAGTTCGTGATGCTGGTTGGACTATTCATGTTCATGGTTGGCATCAAGACGATAAGAAAAAGTACCATTGTAAAGTTAAGGATATATCGTGAACACTAGAGATAAGATACTAGCTTACCTTACAGAGCCTAAAGCTATAAAAGATATAGCAGCACATGTAGATGGCAATTATAATACTATTAAAAATTTGCTTGTCACCATGAAGATGGAAGGTCATATACACGCATTCAAAGATAAAGATAATAGACTCATGCACTATTACATTCCACAGCCACATCCACTACAAGGTATATTTGGACACACAGCAAATTTTACAGAAGACCAAATAAAAGGTGTTATCAGTCACAACGCAGATGATGCTAAACATAACCTTCAGCAAAGAACTACACAAGAAACATTTGGGCAAAGCGTAGCTTATACGCTAACACAATATGATTAGTATGGAACGCTTATTATCCATCCTAGAGGATTGGGCTTTGTGGATGAAGTCGGATAATCACCGCCTGGGTTATCC